AACATTTCTGTTATTGAACTTTCTGGAAGAGGAGCAAGCATTTCATATTTTCTACGTGGATGTAGCGTAAATCCTCTTTTCAAAAAAGACACTTCTTCAATCGGAATAAAAGGTCTCTTATCCGCAGTATCTTTACTTGCTGGTGTAAAAGCAATATTGTATGATGCTAAATATTGCTGAATTGATGCAAAATTAAATTGCTTTCCGATATTCTGAGCAATTTTCATGAAATTATCATCGCCATAGGTCACCAAGCGAACATCTCTTCCAAACTCAGCCATCGGTCGTTTAGTTATTTCAAGCCAAGCACATCTCATATACAAACAATTAACTATAGAGTTAATCTCAACAGTCAATGCAAATCCAGAAGGTATTCCACAATACTGTTTATACAGTAAATTCTGAGCTAAATGGATAGAATTTATTAACTCAGTACATAACGCACGTCTTATCCGCACGCCTTCTTCATCTATATTGAAATACTTTTTATACCAAGCAATCATAATTTCGAAGGCAGCATCAATACATTGCGTTTGTAAACAATCACCAAATGCTGAATAATCTCCTGTAACATATTGTGGTTTTCCTTGTTCATCAGCATTTTCAACTTCATTCATATATCGAAACAACATAGCCCACTCAGAAGAATCCGGATTAATTCCAATTGCGGTCTCTGCTTTAATACGAGAATGTATATAAGCAGCTTGAAACCAACCAAAATATTTCTTTATAGCCCAAGTATATTCGATAGGACAAACGCTGAACACTCTAGTACCTCCTGGTCTTAACTTTTCTGGCTTCAATAACTCATCTTTAAGTGTATCAACAAAAATTGTAGTAGGAATATCGCCTTTCTTTCTAACTTCCATATGCAATTCATGCATATCTTTCAATAATGGATGAATATCATGTAATATATTTCCCTCTTCTGTTTGAGTAAACTTAAACAACCAAGACTTATTGTGCACATTGCTTGGACGTTCAAGTTGAAGGGGATATCCTTCAGATGTATGAAGTTCTAATCTCTTACATTCATCCATTCCGGGTATTCCACCAAAAATCTGTTGATCACTCAAAGTATCCTTAATTTGGTTTCCAACTAGGATTGGCTTCACTACAGCTAATATCTTTTCTTCAAAATCCTCCTTAGCTCTTTCTAACACTCTAGTCTTAAATGGAATAGGTGGATTTCCATGTTTCGATACACCATAAGATAATGGAGTTTTCTCAAAATTCTTAGCTCTTGGATCTCGTTGAGAAAGAATTGCTGGTTCCTTAAGGACAGGTCTCAATTGTCCATGCATAAGAGTTTTCTCAAATTGAGTTTTTGGA